TCCGCGTGCCCACATGGCCGTGTAAATCGTGTCTTGGATATCTGCCAGGGCTTCGCGTTCAATCGACCATGCACACTCGGGACGTACCGCGGCAACGTACAGAGAACCAGGCGGAAGCGTCATGATTAGGTCGATTGCTTCGGCTGGCTCTACCTCGTCATAGGCGACGTGATAGTATGCGCGGAAGTCATGTCGTAGCTCGCGGATATGGCCTTCTTCGAGTTGCGCAAGCGTTAGAAGTTTTTTAGTGCTTCGTTTTGAAACAGACGCTTATACACAAGGACTAGGCCGTCGATATCGACTGTTCCGTCCTCGTCGCGTACTGCTTCGTAGATTGTTTCGTACTGCTCATCGCCAAGAAGCATGCGGATAGCTTCGACAAAGTCATCGTCTGTTCTGTTTGGCTTAGACAGAAGTTCACTAATCTTCATATCGTGAAACTTCTTCTTTGGGATAACGAATTTAATACCGAAAATCTCGACTTCTGCACTCTCTGAACGCTTTGTCTCGATTAGCTGCACTTTTGCGGCTTTGGTCTTTGCTGCCTTAGTTGTAAAGCCGAGAATTTGCGCGTAATCTTCGAGTTCTTCCGTGCTCATCATGTCAAGATATTTAGCGTTCATTGAGTTTCACTTTCTACGAGTTTGAAATAAATAAAAAACACCCCCTCGCGTGGAGGGGGTGCGTCTGATAGTTACTATGCGCTCAGCTTTGCGCGGTAGATTACAACGGCAGGTGAACCGTCGTCGGTATCGTTGACGGTGATGTCCATGCCGTAGGCCATAAGGTCGCCCTTCTTGCGGGATACCTCGTCAAATGCGGAGATAACGCCGCGTTTAATAACGGTACGACGCTTATAACCGTTGCTCTCTTCCTCCTCGAATACGAAAGCATGAGGTGTTCCCTTGTAAGGCTGTAGGTCAATCTTGGTAACGTCACCGGTTGTCTCGGTAACGGCAGTATCACCAAAACGCAGCTTTGCAACAGCGGCGCGGGAAACCTCCAAGAAAGCTGCCTTGTACTTGGTAGTGTCATTATCAATGGTTGTCATAATGACAGTGCCGTGTGCGCCCTTGTGGTCGTTAGCGCTGATAGAGCGGCTCTCAGAGAAACCACTGTCGGAAAGCTCACCCAAGCTCTCGAAGTCGGTAAGGGTTGACATATCAGCGGTTGCGTTAGTTGGCAATGTGGGGTTAGCCTTGAAAGATACATAGCAAATGCCGCGGCCTGCAACTGGAATTGACGCGGTCGCCAGCTTTGCGTTAAGTTCTGCTGCCATGTGTTAATTCTCCTTTGGTTGATAAGTCCAAACGTTGAAACTGATGTGATAACGTGGGCTTTTAGTTGAAGTGTCAAAATCGGAATAAAAAGACGTTTCTTTGACCTTTGCGTAGCCCGCATAAAACGGAAGAAGCGCGATTGCGTCTGATACCGCCGCGGCTGCGTCGTATGCCTTCTGCTCGGTGGTGTCCCAAACAAGAACGGTTAACGTTGCGCGATCTAGTCCCTCTTCTTGTGCGCCGCCTGTACGACGTACAACCACAAGCGGAAACTTTCGCTTTTCGGGAACAGAAACGGCGACTGTGAAGCCTTTGAAATGCTCCTGCAATCGCCGTCTAACGTCGCCTTGAATATTTAGTCGTGGCATTGTTATCAGTCCAAAAATTCATCGAGCATGCCATTTGAAGCGGCGTGCCTGCCTTCAAAAGAAACGGGCTTAACAACGCCAAACGCCGTGCCGCGTCCAACCTTCATCGTTGCCGTAAATGCGTTTCCGCTATTTCGGCTCTTTGGTGAACGGTTGCTCTCAACTTTTCCGTTTGCGGTCGCGCTGATTTGTTCCGTGCGTTCTTTAACAAGGCTTTGCATTGCGGGACTTTTGAAAATTTCCTGCACGGCTGCTTTGTTAATGTGCACTGGCTCGAAACTCACATCACCCATGCTGCACCCCGACTTCTGCAATCATGTTCCACGGTGTAGGACATGGGCGCGTTCTATCGGGTGAGCCGACAACATCGAACGTCATTGCGTCGCGGTCGCCGTTACGTACGCGGTCAACGAGCACGACCTTTGCGTGTGTTAAATCGCCTGTGTACGTCTTAGGGAAAGCAAGTGAGTATTTGAGTTCTACGCCGTCGGGGCGTACGTCCGCGCTTCCTGCGTCACGGATACGCGCTTCTATATCAAGAGTGGATAATGGGCGAACCAAAACACCCTCAACAGTGTTTTGCGCCATTTCATAGACTGGTTCGCCCATGCCGTCGCGGCCTGTTTCAGTACGCGTCAAAACGTCCACTGTCTCGCCTAGCATGCGACACCACCTACCACGGGCAAATAACGCTAATACGTGCCGAACGCCCGAGAGAGCGTTTGAGAACGTTTAGCGTGTCGCGGTCGAAGTATGCGCTGCCGCTTTGGTTGGCGATTGTTACAGATCCTTGAAAGCCGTTAGCCGAAAAGCTCGCGGCCTTTGCTCCTGTGATATCGCCGAAGCCGTCAAGCGTTGGCGGGACTAGCGTTTTACGCGCTGCGTCAGTGACCAGCAAGCGCGCTAACGCCTGCTGGTCTGCGGTTAGTCTTTTCTTTTCCGAGATTTGCAGGCGCGCCCTCAACTTTGCTGATTGCTGCGTAAGTACGGCAGAAACACGGTCGGCCGCGCTCTCGTGGTCGCCTGTATCGAGCCTATACTCTTCAATCGTTGCGTATGTTGTGGGCATGGTTACATCCTAACTTATGCGGTTACCTTCTGAATGGTGGTCTTTACGATGTAGTCCTTCATCTCTGGGACGAAGCGAACGCCGCGAAGAATGTTTGTCTCGACGGAAACGTGGTCATATGCTGGGCGGTGTGAAACGCCGATAATGCCGCTCTCGTCGATTGCATAAGGCATGCCAGCTTCACCAAGACCGCTGAAGTCGATTGCGTAAGCATGGATGTTCTCGGCTGCGGTGGTGTAAATAGTGCCTGCGGGGACTTTGGAGGTAAGGAACACGTTAGTTGCGCCCAAGAAGTTCTCAAGGTAGGTCATACCGAAAACGTCCTGGTTGGTAATGGTTGCAGTTCCGAGGTAATCGGCTGCGTCCTGGCGGTTCATAAAGGTAACAACGCGGCCGGCTGCGTCATTGGCGTTCTCGAGAACGTCGCCGAGCTTAGCAACGCCGTTTGCGAGTGCTGCCTGTAGTCCCTTGCCATTTGCGGTGGTAGTGCCATTAGCAAGAAGGCCGAAGAAGTCGGAAACAACGCCTGCGCGGACGGTGGAAATCATCTTTGCGTCGGTGCCCATGACGGCGCGGACGTGTCCGGACTTGAGAATTGCCTGTGCGGTGGTCATCTTGCGGTATGGGACAAGCTGGATTGGGTCGATTGCGACCTTATCAACGCCAAACTTAGAGAGTGCTACCTCGTCGCCCTCGACGTAACCAGTGCCGGAAGCGGTGTTGTTGAGAGTGCCGTTATATTTGGTCTGATAGATTGCTGTACCTGCTGCGACAACTTCGGGAGAGAAGATACCGAGGATCTCGGCGAGTCGGTCATACTGACCACGGAAGTTCTTTAGTACCTCAACGTCAAGTGAAGCGTTGACCGCTGCGGCGTTAACGATGTTTGCTGGTGTTGCCATGATTTTTGCTCCTTAAAGTAGAGTTCGGGCGCGCGCCTGTACGCGTGCCACGGGGTCGGCGATGTCCTCGACATTGCCTGCGGTTGAATGTGCCGCGCCGCCCTTATCTAGCGGGTATGCGGCATTTGATTTGGCGAACGATTGAGCGTAAGAAGTGAGCGCGTTTGCGCTTGCGGTGATTGCTTCCTCGTCTGAACCCTGTAACAGCTCCACGGGAACGCCCGTATCCTTGGAAACCTTGATTTTGAGTTGCAATTCCGCGATTTTTGCGTTGGCTTGCTCTAGCTGCTCGGTTGTGTTGGTAGCCTGTGAAGCCTTCAACTCTTCAAGTTCCTTTAATGTTGCGTCCAGTTGTTCTTTGTTAGATTTGGCGCGGTCTTCCCACTTGCGCGAGTTAGCCTTCCAGTCGGTCGTTGGCTCTGTTGGCTCTGCCTGCTCTTTTGGCTCTTCTGCCTGTGGCTGCTCAACTTCGACTGTT